GTACATTGTCTGTAATACCTCCCTCTACGGCAGCAGTAGTCGTTTCTATATAGTCTCTTGCTACAAGTCCCTGCTCAAGTTGGGCATCTTGGATGTAGATGTTACCTGATGTTGCCGTTAGGTCATTGTCTGCTGTTGCAGGGTATATTCTAACACTTGCGTTTGTTTGATTATAAGTAACACTACATTTATACCATCCTGTCGCTCCGCTTACTGCTTCTATTGTTGTGTCAATTACATTTGAAGTTGTACCAACAACACCTGACGAAAGATTAAAAAACGCACTTACATTGCTACCTGCACTAATAAATAATCTAAACCAATTTAAACTTCCTGCTTTAGCGTAAGCACTAAAAGTTTGAACGCCACTTTCTGTATTAGATTCTTGAAGTCTACCTGCGGCTGCTGTCAAAGATATTTGCCAAGCATCCGAAGAACCATCATAACCACTCTGTCCGCTTGTTTCGGAAACCCCCGTGTTTAAACCCCAAGAACTAAATGCATTAGAATAGGTCAAGAGGTTTTGAGTCTCCTTCTCTATATTACCATCTGCATTAACCCTTGTTGCAGCAGTTGACCTTGAGAAAGTAAAATCACCATCTCCATTAACAGGCTTTTGGCTATACACCTTGCTTGTCTTTGTTCCTGAAGGAATGAGTACAAGACTCGCTTTATCGTAAATGCTCATATCTTATAAAGTTGTTAAGGCGATACACTCGCTATCAGTTAATGCAGTTTCAAAACCTACAAATTGTTTTACATCACCATAGGTATTGTAAGTACCTGCGTTGTAACTCCATCCTACTGAACGCAAAGTGAAATCTAAAGAACTTGTTTGAGTGCTTCCTATTTGTACACCATTCACAAAAAAACTAACATCTGTTCCGCTTCTTTTTACAAGAAGTTTGTAGTTCGTATCTTTTGTAAAAGCATAAACAACCTCTGCCATTAAAGTGTCTCCGTGTCCGTACAATCTCAATGTATTGTTTCCCAAAAGACCTATTCTTAAATAGCATTGTCCCGATGCTCCTAATCCCGCACTTCCACCGCCAAACAACATTGGCGAGTTGGAAATTTCACTATTTTGCAGCAATTTAAATTCAATAAAATAGCTGAAGTTATTTGATGAATAGGCAGTACCTAAAATATCATTATTATTACTAAAATCAGCAGACCTCGTTTGACTTGTCCCATAGGTAGGGATATATGAGGTAGGGTAGCTTACATCGCCTCCTGAACCATTGTCCTCTACCTGCGCTCCCCAAATGTATACCGAACCATCTCCATCTTGATGGTCTACACGAATTTGTAAATAGTTACTTGCTGAACTACTTGTATCCGTTTTAAAATATATTCTATTCCAACCATTGCTATATGATTCAATACCATAAACATCATCAAGAGCATCTTCGGAATTAAAGGTAAAATTACCTTCCTCATCAATGTTATATTGAACCTCATTTGCACTTTCTTGATTGTTTCGGATTCTCAATAAAGTAGCATCTCCTGTACCTTTAAAGAAGGCACTATAAATAAGGTCATTACCAAATGTTCCTAAATTGTATTGTATTCTACCACCAGAATTGTTATTTGCAGTTACTTTGTATGCCTTGCTTCCACCATCAGGAGTTGTAACATCTTCAAGTGATTCTGTTGCTGATACTACGCCCCAACCTGTACCCTCCAAGTATTCGCTATCAGTAATTATGTTTCTGCGTTGAGGCTCAAGTAAAAGAGAAGGACACGAAGCACTATAATCTAAACGAGGCATATCCTCCAAGATTCCTGACTGCGCTGCGCTTGTCCCTGTTTCAATGTAATCAGTAGCTACCAAGCCTTGCTCTAATTGAGCACCATAAATATGTATTACATCTCCTGAAGTAGCGGTAGGATTTCCAAATTCAAAACCTTTATTGCTTGTACCTACTACTGCAAAGGCTTCAAATCTTTGCCACTCACTTGTCAATGTGAAATAAGTTATATTGCCGCCTAATCTAATTTCAAGGTTGTGACCTATCGTATTACCAACTCCTTTTGCCCAAAGGCTAATACAATGTACTCCTGAAAGGCTTTTGTTTTGATACAAATAAGGGTCGGCATTTAAAGCAGTCCAAGACCAAGCAGTAGAGCCACCATTAGGGTCAGTTTCTCCTTGAGTAAATGTACCTGCTTTTGGTGTCCAATCCGAATGACTGAAGTTGTTAGAGTATGTAAAGAGATTCTCTCTACCCTTCTCAATAAGACCATTAACATCTACCCTCGTAGCAGCAAGATTTGAACCCCTACTAAAGGTAAAGTCCCCACTACCATCAGTAGGTCTAATACTATACAACTTACCATCTTTGTAAGCACTTGGTATCATCGCCAACGAAGCATCGTCAAATAATTTACTCATTATAATAATTCGTTTAATTCGTTTATGGTGCAAGTCCTTGCCTCCGTAGAACCACTGGCCGTTACAACCCTCAAGTCATAAGCATCAAACAGTACCCTTCCACCATCAGCATCTCCCATAGCCTTAATAGCCTTGTTCACACACTTCGGGGATTCTACTATAGCACCATCTAATTCCGCTCTCTCAATAAAAGATTTAACGATAGCCAACAGCCTACCGATAGCCTTTCTTGCTATAAGAGATATGCTGTTAATTAAACCCATTTAGGAAGCTTTATATGCGATTACTTTTCCACTTGCTACAGCAACACTATCAAATCGTCCAAAGACAATAGTACCCTCTGTAAGGGTTACTGAAGTTAGTGCATCACCAACAGTCGTAGTAGTCGTTACCACACTGTCTTCCAATGCTTGAATAGAACGGAAGCTCTCTCCCGCTGTAGAAGAATCTCCACCTGATAGTAAGCGAAATCCGTAGTCACCTGTTGCGGACTGGTAGAAGTTACCTTCCTTTACAATAGTTTCGTATGACATTTTATTATTGTTTTAAATTGTATAATTCTGTTATAGTGCAATCTCTTGCCTCTGTATCTCCACTTGCTAATGCTACACGAGCATCGTAAGCATCAAATAATTGTCTGCCAATATTAGCTATAGGAGATGTTCTTATCTCTTCTGCAACACAAGAATAAGATTCTATGGTAGCTCCGTCATCAAGAACACGAGTACCAAAGTTATCATAACCTATCTCCGTAGAAGAGCCTTGATAACCACCGCTTTTAAAAAGGTAAACCTTTCTTCCAGTATCAGTAGTTATGGCGTTAGATAAATAACCTGTACCTCTATAGCTGTAAGCCATTAATTAAATATTGTTTGGTCAGTAAACGGAGTCTTATCATCAAGAACCAAAGAAGCGATACCGCTCTCAGTGGTTAGTGTGATATTGATATTAGATTTCTCCGAAATACTCGTGCCACTATTAGCCTCGTAGTTCATCGTTAAGCCATCCATCCATCCCGATATAGTAACACTCTTGTTATTATGTACAAGAACAGCTACAATGTCTTCTCTGCGGCTCATATAGTCAATCTGATTGACCTTATTGTCAACAGAAGGAATCTGAACAACTATGTTCGTAGTTACTACACCGAGTCCGTTTGAGATATTCTTGTTCTCATCAAAAGAAGTTACACCGTCCTTGATGTTGTGTTCAAAGACAACAGTGTTGTTAGTGTCCACTTGTGTCACAACAGTTTCATCAAGCGGGTCAAAAGTGATAGTTAAGTCTTTCTGTAATAAAAGAATTACTTTTTCAATACCACCTGTAACACGCTTGTTACAATTGATATCAATATCACTTAGTAGTATGGAGCAATTAAAAGCCATAATTAATTTTTATTACATTGAAAATTCAAACTCAACAACAACCTCAGCTTCAAAAGAGAAACCAGAAGGATATCCTGTATAAGGAGTCCCTGTTTGACCGTATCCAATATAAGGGCTATAGTAAATACGTCTGTTTCCGTTAGCATCATTTATATCTTGCCAAACATTGTTAGAAGCAGAACCACTTAATTGCTGATACAAAGTACCATTTTTCATATAGTGACTTGCGTATTGCGTACTATTGCCTGCATTCACAAGTGCAGAATAAGAGTCTAAAGGTCTTAATTGGTTATATTCGTTTACAGAAAATGTAGCTCCATTACTTCCCAAGCTTATAATTCTAATATATCCGAAAAGCTGAAATAGCTGAGTTGCAGTAAGACCCATTAAAGTAGAAGACCTTTGAGACACTGCCCCAGTTAAATCACCTGCTGGCACGTTTGTCTTAACAGTGATGTTTTTAAGTCTTACTTTATTGTAGGTATTAAATTCTGCAGTATCAAACCAGTCGTTTGTTGCAAGAGGAGCATTTAAAACATCGTAAGGACCTGTTGATGGGTAGTATGTTGTTTTATTAGAATTCAACAAAGGAGCTGAATAAGAGTACGTTCCACCATCATTAACTGTGCCGTCTGCTGTTAAGTTTACAGAAACTGTTTTTGTCACAGAATTACTTGATGTAGGCGTACTAACACTCCAAACACCAACATTAGGGTTCTGTACACACACAATGCGGTACAACTGACCATCCTCGGGGATAGAGTAACCCTCACCATCGCTAAGCCCTAAGATGCTGTCTGTAGCACTATAAGGAAACACAGTGATGCTTCTATCAGAAGTGTTTACTACGTTGATTACAAGCCCTAATTCGGGTTGTGGTAGCTTAACAGCAATGTTGTTAGAGTCCGCAGAGGTCACAAGGTTTACTCCCGCTGTAAGCAATGTTGCTCCCGCTAAAGAAGTACCACTTGCAGCAATAGTCGCTTGAGTCTGTACAAGCTTATTTACTTGTAACTCGTCTAAAGTTAGTGAGGTAACGTCTTGACCATTACCATTTTGAAGAGTCCCTTGCGTTGGAGTACCAGCAGCATCACCTATCGTTAATAGGTTGCCATAAGTAGACTCAATAGTTTCGTTAGTTAAATTCATTTACCCCCAGTTAATATTGTTGTTAGACCAAATTTCATTGTGATTAACCCAAAGTGTTCCAAGCTTAATTAAAGATTGGTCACTCGTAGCTATGGATGATTCCCAAGAAGTTCCTTTTAAGGTTACATTTATACTTGAGGCATCTGTTATTGAAGCACCACTTGATGCCGAGTAGTTCATATCAAGACCTCGTATCCATCCACTTATAGTTGCTGTTCCATTGTTGTGCATAAGAACACAAACTATATCGCTCCTATAAGACATCTGCTCAACCTTTGAAGCTCTGCTATCTATAGCAGGTAGCTTTACAAATATCTCAGTTTCTATAACAGGTACGGTTAAATTCGTTTGTTTAGTTTCTGAAAAGTATGTAGCCTTGTCCTTGGGGTTATGCTCAAATGTTACAAAGTCTTCTAAGTTGGCATTTAAAAGAACTGTCTCCGCTGATGTATCAAGTGTCAAACTTAAGTTTTCTTTTAAGCCTAAATACACTTTCTTGATTCCTCCTGTCAAACTATTAGAACAGTTGGAGTCTATATCACTCAATAAAACAGAACAATTAAAAGCCATATATTTTAAATAAAAAGGGGCGAGGTTTTCGCCTCACCCCCTTGTTGTAATTTACAAGATTTGCTATTAAGCAGTTGCAGTAGCAAAGTCAGCAGCATCAATGCTGTAAGACAATCCATTCTCCTCACCTGTTAGGGTAAGTTGGAAGCGGTTCTTCTCAGCACGACTTGTGCCAGAGTTAGCATCAATAGTTGAAGCGTAAAGACCATAGTCCAAACCACTTACGTGGTAAGTTCCAGCAGCAGTCTTAACGAAAGCAACTAATTCAGCACCACCCTTAGCAATTTGGTTCAATGCAGTGATTTTACCAGCATCCATCTTAGGAAGTTCTACTGAGATAGTAGGAACAGTAGTAGTTGTTCCATCAGCGTTTACGGTTTTTACTTCGCTAAATACAGAGAATCCATCTTTAAGGTTAAAGCTTAAAGATACGATATCCGATACAGCAGCAGCAGGGTTACCAGTAGCGATGACACGAGTGTCTTCATCGTAGTTACCAACACCGATAGCGGCGATAGCATTAGATTTGTTAGCAACGTGAAGTTCAACGATACCACCAATACCTAAATCATCACAGTTATATACGATGTCAGCAAGAGTTACAGTACAAGCCATTTGTTATAGAGTATTAAAGGAAGGGCGCAAGGCCCTTCCGTTAGTTATTTAATTATGCGAAGTCTTTTGCGTAGACAATCTCTTCACCTTTAAGGTAAGAGAAACCTAACTTGAACTGTCCCCAAATCTTGTCAGAAGATAGTTCAGCTTCGTACTTCATATCAATTGCGCGAACGTCATTGTACTCGTCAGTCAACATTACGATGTTCTGAGCAGCAGCAATCATAAATTCGTTAGCAGGCATAGATGGGAAGTGAATAACTTCCATACCGTAGTAGTTCGGTACACCACCTTCTACAACACCTTGTGGAGTAGTAGTGTAAAGACCAGCGATAGCGATTTGGTAGTGTTGCATAGCAGCAGTTCCCAAGAAGATAGCAGGTTTGAAATCACGGTCAGCATCGCCGTAAACAGCAGCCAACATAACGTCACTCATTGTTTCGTAAGCACCCTCTAATTTGTCAAGGATGTTAGCAGAAGTTAAAGCAGCATTTGTGTCGTAATCTAATACAGCAGCATCAGCAGCCATTTCAGTAGTCAATGCAGTACCTGCAACAGTCAATGCTTTTTCAGCAGACAATTTTGCGAAGTAGTCAAATACCCAATCCTTGAACTCAGCGTCCATAGTCTCTGGGTTGTTCTGACCTTTCTTCAAAAGAAGACCACGGTAAGAAGACTCAAGAGCGTTTTTACAGTTTAGGAAAGACCACTTGTAAGTAGTTACAGTCATTTCTTTTTCTCCGATTGTAGCAGCAGAGTTGCCGTCAAAGACACAAAGGTCTGAACCGAAAGATAATGTAGCGTCAAAGATAGGTACGTTTACTTTAGCTTTAACACCGTCAACAAGGCGGAAACGGTTTAATACCGCTGCGCTTTTTACCATAGTATCAATGAACAAGTCTGGACGACGGTCACCGTATGGCAAGTTTGATATTACTATACTCATTTTATTTTAATTTAAGAGGATTCGTTTAATTAATTTACAATAATTACTTGCGGTTAAAGAAGTTATTAATCATATCCACCTTCTCAGAAGTGATACCATTAAAAACTACTGTCTTGTCTTCTACTGTTTCTTCAACTTCTTCAGCATTTTGTTCAGCAGCAAATTGCTCCTCAACTTCAGCTTCTGTAGCTTCTTCTTCAGCAGTAAATTCTTCAGAGACTTCCTCAGCAACTTCTTCAGTAGCTTCGTACTTGTCATCCTTCATTTCTTCTTTCTCTTCCTCCTCTTTGTGTTCGGGAGTATGAGCCATTTCTTCTTCTTCATCCTTGTCTTCAGTCATCTCTTCTTGAGAGTCACCCATAGACGCGATGTGCTTTTGAATCATTTCAATGGCTTCCTTCAAATCAGAAACACCAGCAAACTTATCTTCAAAAGATGTCACAGCTTCAAGGAGCGAGTTGTTCTCGTTCTCCAAAGCTTCAATTCTTGCTTCGTACTTGTTAGTCATCGTCTCAAATTGAGCCTCCAACTTACCAAGTTCTTTGCCAAAACTAAATTCGTTCATTTGTTCTTCGTTATTAATTGTTGGTTTAATATCTGCCTTAATCTCAATAGAGAAACCATTAATCTCTCCATTCTCAATTGCAGTAAATAATTCGTCAGACTCAATCTTTGCCTTCACGAATACGGTTCCGTTTGGTAGGTTATAACCATAATCTTTAGATTTATCGTTATCACTCTCTTTGGTCCAAACTTCAAGCATCACTACATCGTCAGTATCGTTCTGATGGTTAATGCCAAATGCGTTAAATAACCCTTCCTTGGAATACTTGTACATAATCTCTTGGATTGTCTCCGCAGTGAAGCGTACATAATAGTATCCCATTTCTGGTGAGAAGCGTAGGATTTCCTTATTAGGAATCATAATAGGTCCTACAACCTCTTTCTTCTTTTCATCAGCAAACATCTGTACCTTCTCAACTTCGTTGAAGTGAATGAAGTCTTCCTCAATAGCGGGCTTATCTACAAGAGAAATCTTGTACATCCCTTGAGCGATGTCTTCTAATGATATATCAAATAATGGTAATTTATCCATTCTTTAGTTTTTTAGGGAAGGATTTAATCCAATTAATCCTTTTTCTTATTAGTGGGAACATCCTTGACTTTACGGTCACCCCACGGGAGGTCAGCCACATCTGCACTTGCCTTAACTGTTCCTTTTCGTATAGACTCAGCTTTTCTAATTGCCCAGTTAACACCGCTTGTTCCCCCCCAACCGAGCCAAGCAACATAACCTCTATCTTTCCAAGGCGTGTCCTTATACTTAGGGTCAATCGCAGCATTCTTTCTATGGCGATTAAACGCAGCCATTCTTGCAATAGTCTCATACGATAGTTTTCTTCTTGATGCTAATTGGTTTGCACGAGTCCATCCCACCGAAGTCATTCCCTTAACTTCATCTCCATACTTCTTTTTCCACTCAAGAACTTTCTTGGCGTTGTTAGTAGCAGATTGTGGGTAGTCGTTGTATGTAGCCATCTTAATAATTTACAATTATTGAAGTAGTCCTGTTATAGTCAAGTACGCATAATCACCAAGCACCTCTCCTTTTGCACTTTTCACAAGTATATCAGACTGATTTATTCTTGAAGCACTTAAAGTCTTGAAGAAAAAGTCTAAAGACGAAAGCTCAGATGTTGAGACCACCATATCAAACTCTATAGTAGGGTTTTCAGACTGAAGTATCTTCTCATCGCTGGAAATTAAATCATAGTAATCCGTGGTGTTACCATCTTCGTCTTCAGCCATTAAATTATACCCCGCTGTATTATAGTGAAAGAGTCTGCCGTTAAATGTAAAAGTTCTCCAATCCTCGTATATTTTTTGAGTAAGAGTCTTTATGTTCGGCCTGTGTGTAAAGTTAACTACTTTAGGTCTTTTTAATCTTGTCTTGTATAGAGGCTTGTCCACATAAGCAAAGCGAACCCCAATCTCTTGATGCTTTGTAAATAGGTTTTTAGTAAATCCTATCTCAGATTCTGATATAATTTTCTCTTCTAAGTTTTGATTCGTAGCTTCTTCAATAGCGTTACCACAAACAGAATTATAATATATTGAGGAATTTAATTTGATTTCAAAATCAGCCACCCCGTCTGCATTTAATTCTTGTGTTGTGCTTCCTATTGTTACGCCGTTATCATCCTCGTCATCAAAGAAAAGATTAAAGTCTTTATTGGTCAACACAAGGTTTTTAAACTTACTACCCCCTATGAAAACTTTAACCGATTTAAGGTCATCAACCATATCATTAATGTCTTCACTTCCGTTTCTAACTATATGTAATGGGTCTACCCTTAATACGTTTTTATTATTTAAAGAATCGTACTCATAAAACAAACCACATCCAAATCTTTTACATATATTTATTAATGCATCAAAAGGAGTTATTTTAACAGTGTTTTCTAAAGATTCTTTTAAATTTGTTACATCATTGTCAAAATAAGGATTGTAGTTAGCAATTGCTGAAAACTTTAAATCCATCTGAGCATAGTCAAAGCTTCTTGTGATAGCTTTTCTAATATCTGATGTTGTGTAATTAAATATGTTTGTCTGCACTATTAACCAGTGACTACCTTGACTAACCGATGTAATACCAACCTCAGCCTTTAACTCACCGTCAATAGGCTCTATATAATAATTTACGCCATATCTTGACTCAGAGCTTATGTCAATATCCAAATCTGAAGGCAGGTATAAATCTGGAATCTCATCCCAAACAAGCATATCCCTAACGTTTTGAAAATTTGAGTCAAAAACAACAAACTCAGAAAAGTCTTCATCGTAAAAAAACTGATGGGTAGGCGAAGATTGATTGCTTGTTTTATCGCTATTCCCTTGTACGGCAATTGCATCTGATGCGTTAAGAACAACTGCCGCTCCGTTAGAGTCTTCCAGTCTTATTTTTTTTACTTGATAACCATCTTGGTATACGCCTGCAAAGACAGCGAAGGTCATTGTGCTTGCGGGGTCTGTTGGGTCTATCTGATAGGTCAGCCTGTCTTCCCCAAATATTGGAATCTCGTATTGTATTTGAGAAACAGAAGCAAAGTTATTTCCAGAGTTGTATGTAATTCCTGATTTAAAGGACATAAACGGAGCAAAGTATCCTCTTTCGTTACCAGCTTTTCCGTCTTGTCCGTCATCGGGATACGGAGCATCGGTAACATCAAGCCCGTAATCAGTACCCAAGGTGTTTGATATAGTTAAACCACCCTCGCCATCGGTATGTGTCCCGTAATTACCGAATGTTTCATTATTAAAAAACCACCGAGTAATAACTTGTTTTCTGTTACTCAATGAATTATTTGTACCAGACATATTTTCATTTGTACCCACCCAGAATGGAGCTTGATTCAAATGAAATTCTCTTGTGTTTACATCTTTGTCCGCTTCAAGCTTACAAGGTATAAGCATTTGAAGCTTCTCGGGCTGAAAATCAGCTATTGCTGACGTATAGTTTAATCCAAAAAGTTTTGAATCTACACGAGTGTTAAACCCATTGTAAGTCAGCCAATCACCTATAGCAGTTAAAAAGTTTTTTACAGAAAAGGTAGGTACGATTCCAGCTCTATCCATACCAACTCCATACTCTGTAAATTGTCTTGCTTCGTATCCAAACTTTCCATTTACATCATTGCAAAAATCTATATATGGAAATATAATAGGTCTGTCGTCAGGATTCACATTTATCTGTCCCGCCTCACCGTTGAACACTGGCAAGTCAAAAAAGGTGTTCATAGTCCTGTCTTGGTCGTATGTATCTGTTGCCCAGCTACTTGCGTATCTTTCGTAAACCTCAGCTATTGTAGAATCCTTTAAATCGCCAATGTATTTACTTACGTAATCATTAAGGTTAACATCAATATAAGGCTCGTCAGATAAATATTCAAAAGCTTTTACTGTCAGAATACCCTCTATATCAACACCAAGAGGAGGTCCGTATATAGTTATCTTAAAAAAGAAATCCTCCTTTGGAAATAAATCTTTTAAATCAGTGTTTGGATTGTAGTTAAATCTTGACTGGCTCATATTCAACTCAGTCATAGGTATCTTCATATCGCTTGAAAAGGGAAGCCTTATCTTGCTCACATCAAGAGTATCATAAAAATCTACATCATACTCTAATTGAGAATCGGGGAACAAATCAACTTCAAAAAATGATGTGTTGTTCCTGCTAATTTCTAACTTTAAAACCATATACTAACGTGTGGCGATATTAAACTCTAAGGATGACTTAAACTTATTATTCAAAGCTACAAAACTGTCCTCGCCAAAAGACACGAGATAGGCAACGTCATTACAGCTATCTTTAAAGACAACCCAAGTAGTAGATATCAATTCTTTGACATCCCCAAACAACAGCCTTTTTCTGTCATCAATAATTATACTATAATTGAATGAAGTGTTATAAGGTCTATAGCTCTCTGAATAAGTTGCTACAGTAGCATTTGCTCTTATCCTAAAAGAAGATACAGTATCACTTAATAGTGTTCCGTTTACATCAAAGTAGTGAGCAAATATAGGAGTAAAGCTACTTGGAACATTAACATATATATTATTGTCAAATTTACCCCTTGTTACCGTCTGTTGAACTACTACTACAACACCCTCTGTATCAGATATCTTCATATAAAGTACATCACCAGGATTACCTAACGGGTTTGACGCAGCTATTGTCTCTGGGTCAGTAAGCGTACAAGCACCCGTGTTAAAAGATACAGGTGTGTTTACACCATAAAAATTATAATCACTCATTATATTTTATCGTTTCGGTCCCTTAATCTTCTTTCTGTCTCATTCGTTCTCAAGTCGCTTGATGTAACAAATGCTCTGACAGGCTTACTTGTTTGAATCGCTGTTGAGGTTGTAGCCTCTGCGATAGCCTTTAGGTAATCTACACTTTCATTCATAGGCGAAGATACTAATCCTCCGTCTGCAAATTTACGACTCCCGATAATAGGTCTAACTCTTGTTGAGTCGTTTATTCTTTTTAATAAATCGTAATTTCTTGATGTAGCATCTTTGTTTACAATAAACTCACCACCTTCCATTTCATATCCCCCTCTTCCTTGAACTGTAAAAGGTACTCCGCCCTGTTCGTGTGATGGACCGTTTACAACACCACCATCAGCAAACTTTTTAGGGAAAAACTTCTTCTGTCCGATAGCAGCAAGTTCCGCTCCGTAGGATGCTGTTGCTAAAGCACCAGATAAAGCTGCTTTAATTGACAGTCCTATTGGATTTGCTTCTTTATCGTAGATGATTAAGTTTGGTATAATAGCTCCTAACGCTTGAAGATAACCTGTGGTAGCGTTCTGTCTATCTCGTTTCTTTTCGGATTCAAATATTTTCTTATCAACTGCGTTCTCTTCTGCAATTTTAGCCCTGCGAAGTTCTTTCTGTTTAGTTCTGAATTGAGTCTCTGTTATAAGCTGGTTATCTAATTGAGACTTTAAGATATCTTGCTCTACCTCGTATCTTGAAGCTATCTCTTCCTTTTCAGCGTCTAAGCGATTCTTAGTGTTTTCTAAAGCTGTATCATTAAACTTAGATATAATTTCTCCCGTAGATGCTAAAGCCATACCCACGGCTTCCTCTATAGAAAGGTCAACTACAAATGCCTGCCCTAATGCTTTAATGGTTTTTTTTGTATCCTCACTTGCTTTTTGATAATCTTCGGCACTCTTTTTAGCGTTTAGATAAGACAAGACAATCTTATCAAGCATATCCTTTAACTCTTGATTTGCAACAGTGCTATCTTTAATAGTTGTTATTGAAGATATTAGTGATGCTTCAAGAGCAGCTTCTTTTACTTCATACTCCCCTAAAGTTATTGTTTCATCTTTAAGTTGTTTTCCTAATTCCTCAAAAGATTTTTTGTAGTCTTTTAATATCGTTATACCTTCTTTACCTATTTCTGATTGCGTAAACTCTGTAAACTCTTGATACTTATCTGAAGTTTTTTGTATTTCGTCAGCGAAGTCGGGGTATTTGTTTTTAAGCTCTTCAACGGAATTAATAGAGTTGTTATATGCCGCTTGAATAAGTTTTTCTTGTTTCAGTCTTATTTGAGCTGCCTGTTCTGCATCTTTAGCACCAGCTAACTCTACATTCGTTATAGCCTTTATTGCATCAATCTCTGCATCTAATGTTGATTGAATCCTCATTAGCTCTGAGTTAAACAAAGTTTTTTGAGCATCAGCTCTTTTTTTGTCTATTGCTGATTGGTTATTTTCAAGATTATCTACTTTATCAACTAATTCTTTGTACAAAGATATTCTTTTTTCTAACACTATGATTTCATCAACATCTGTTGACCTCTCTCTTTCTTCTCTCAATCCTTTTAGTTTCTCCCCAAGACCTTTAGACACACGGTCTTGTTCTTTTTCTACCAGCAACCCTTCTTTGGCTGACTGTGTTAATCGGTTTGTCAAGTTAATAGCCTCGTTGTAGTCTTCGTTTTTAGCTGCTATTGCTATCCTTTCCTCTCTAATAACATTAGCTCTTTCTGATGCAAGTTCAACGAGACCCTCTGCTAATAATAATTGGTCATCAATACCCGGAACACCTTGACTTGCCCAATTTCTAAGTGTATTTATAAGGTTTTCACCCTTGTCTATTTTATCTTGGAGAATTTGTACTTGACTGTTAGTTAAATTACCAGAAGACTCCAACACATCAAACAACGCCTGAGAAGTGTTTATAGCAGCTTGCTCTGTAGTGTCTTCAAAATCTACCAAGGAGTCAGTTAGAGAATTGAATCCTACAGATGTCTCCGCAGTTGCTTGGGCAATAACTTTAAACGCTCTCGCTTGACTTGCAACGGCTGGGTCTAAAAGTTCAAGAAGCTCAAGAAAAAACTCAGTCTGAGTTATATAGTCTCCCAAGCGAATACTCGCTTTGTTGTAAGCTGATGTAAGCAAATCAATCTGACCACCTGTAGAGGACATTTGTTTTGCATTTGCACTGAGCAACCTTGTGTTATCTTGCAGCTCTTTATTCAGTTCTTTTATTTCATCTATGTTCTTAGATAAAGTAATAGCAGCAGCGGCACTTCTTTTTCCGAAAACATCTGTCGCTTCAGCAACGTTTAGGTTTTGTCTTGATACATCTTCTAAGAATTCTATAAATGGTCTACCATCTTTAGCTGCTTCTATTAGTATATTGCTAAGACCTGTACCAGCTCTTGATGCTCTGAATCCGTTATCAGCTAAAATACCAAGTAGTGACGCTGTCTCCGAAAATGTCAATCCACTCTGTGCGGCAAGAGGACCAACATACTGTAGTGCAGTGCCAAGGTCATTTAACGATAATGCTGATTCGTTTACAGCACCAACTAATACATTTGCAAATTTATCAGCTTCTTCTGTTGTAGCTTGAAATTGATTTAAAGCTTTCTTTAAAGCTGATGCTACTCCACCAGGCTCTTCTCCCAATGCTTGAGAAAGCAGGGCTACAGGACGTGTTAAGTTCTCAAGGTCATCTACTGATGTCCCCAGCTTTGCTAACTGTTTCTGTAACTCTACCACCTCAATAGCCGTAAGGGATGTGGTACCTGAAACATCAAACACTACTTTTTCAAGCCTACTCATATCTGAGGCTGTGAGGTTTGCTATAGCGGCAACGTCTGCTAATGCTCTTTCAAGTTGTATTGCTCTTTTCGCTGAGTTTACAAAAAGCTCACGAAGTAATCCTATCGCAGCGTTCACTCCAGCATAAGCGAGAGCATACCTTGAGAGTGTTCCTACAGCAGTTTTTAATTTACCAAAGAATCCTTTGCTGACTACTGAACCTTGTTGAGTGGTAGCATTAAATCTTTTTTGAGATTGGTTTGCAGCATCAATTAATCTCTTATGAGTTGGAAGCGTTGAAGATAATTTTCCTTGAGCGGAAGCCAACTCCTTAGAAGTTTTTATAGCCTTTTCTTCTACAGTAGCTTTTTCTTTAGTTAACCTCTTGTATTCTTTTGTGTTCTTGTTTACATCCTCAAGTTGCTTATTTAGTAGCTCTAACCTTTCGGTGTATTTATTAAGCTTATCTATGCTTTGTTGTGTGTTAGCCATTATAGTGTCTCAATTAATCTGTCAATAGAAATGGTTGCCTCGCTGGTAAACAGCTCTGTCAATCTATCATTTATTTTTACTTCAGCTTTACTTAAGGTAGCCTTTACTCCTGTGTTCTTGTACTCAAAAGGATTGAAAAAGTTTGACCTATTCTTAATTCCATTTTTTTTAATTCCATTGGCAATAGCAAATGCGACCCTACCCACATCAATGGGATTACTCGGGTCCATTGGTCTTGTTTCTTTTTTCCTCCCCTTTCCTCTGCTTGGAAGTATAAATGAAAGTCCTCGTGAAGATTTTTGTTTTATCCAGTCCTCTAATCTATCAATACTTACAAGTCCGTTTTTACTCGGGAAAGGTTTTAATTTCTTAGAGTGTGTAGTTAGTTGATAATACTTTTCATCAACTCCGTACTTTAATTGTGTTTTGATTCTAACAGAGGATGGAACGCCTTGTTTAATTCCATAAACCCTTACGATAACAGCTTTTTTACCATTAGGAACAAGCCATCTGTCATCAGCACTTGGAGTTATTGATTTTGATTCAGATGGATTAATAAGTTGTCCCGAAGCAATGTGATTCTTTTGCTTGGCTATTTTTACAATAGCTTTTATTATAGCTGACTTTCTGAATGCCCTTGAGGTTTCTGAAACTGCTATTAGTCGTATTTGATTTTCATACTGCTTGCGGGTCATATGCCTTAAGAGTCAATGCCTCTCGTATAAGGCTTGCGAGCAAGAACTACGCTGAAGTCACTCATCGCTGAGGTTATGTTATACTCTTCACCCATAGCCGAGACAAGTTCTACTTCGCCAAAGTCAACATCGTAGCCCTCTTGTATCAGGTAGTCTTGTAGCTGTCCAATAACAAAAAGGTTTTCCTCTGAAGATATTATTGATTCTAAATCATCGTCTTCTCCAATCTTGTCTATGACTATTGCTCCAAAGTCAAGCGTGTATATTGGAGAGTTTAAGTCTCTTGATATGTTTGCCTCAAGTAATAGAAGGGCAAGGGTCTTGAAATTGAACTCTCTGTTGTTTAAGTCCTCCTCTGTATTAGCTACAAAGAACTCGTTGACCATATTGTGGTCATCCGCAAAAGACTTTATCTTGCTGTAAAGCTCTGTGAGATTGTTCATATAAACCTTTCTTTAATTTACAATTTACTCATAGCTTGATTCTGTCTCTCTCTTGCAGACTCTATCTTGCTACGCTGTGCTAAATAAGACATTTCTGGCAATACTGTACTCATAGGCAACATATATATTTCCTCATACTTCGTTACATCTTCATTGCCGAGCATTCTAACTATGGAGTACCAATACCACTGTTGGCTAAACAACATATCCGATGTCTTCTCTTCCTCCTCCTGTTCTTCCTCGTCTTCGTTAACAGCATCATAAAAAACTCCAGCAAATTCTTTAAACAAAGTTGTGTTTCTGTCTTCAATGAACTTGTCTAATATATAATAAACTTCCCTTACATCATAAGAAAGTATATCTTTTTCGTTATTGTATTCATCCGTGGCACTTTCGTTGTCAAATACTTTGTGGTGAGATGGTCTTATAATTAGTTTCGCTATCTCTAAGTCAACCCTGTGGTCGGCTAATTTTGTTTTACCCGTTATTATCTGCTCTAACATTATAAACTGACCAAGGACCAAGTCTTTAACACTTGTGTGTATACTCTTGGAAGAGGATACTGACACTGGACTCTTGATATTGTCCTTTATTGGATATGTTTCACTTGAACTTCTTATGAAGTCCAACCTGTCTAAAGGGTTCAGCGTTTCAATAAAATCTTGCGGATTATTTTTCACACCTATGTACTCCAACATAGATATGTGTTTTCTTAGTGTAATCATAAAAATAAAGTTACTCCACCATCCTGCTCTTCTACGGCACAATACGCACAAATAGCTAACGACATTACCATATCATCGTGCTTTCCATCGGTGTTGCTAAACTGAAGGTTACCCGTGATAGCATTACGCTTACTCTTAAAATCGTACAGCTCCTTTATCAAGTCTGTGTTCTTAGGTATCTTAATCACCTTGTCCTCAAAAAGCTTGATGAGGTTACGGATAATCTCGGGTTTACTCTGTGCTGAGGTAGTAAAGGGGATTAGTTTATACAGCCTATCGTCATCAGTTAAGTCATCAAACAAGAGGTCGTTATTATTTACCTCAAAGTATGCGGCAGCTAAGT